ATTATCTAAAGAACAAATCACAACAAACGTAACTCTTATTTTTTCAGCAGCTCAGTCTGTCTTAGCTGCAAAAGCAGGAGCAACTTATGTTTCTCCTTTTGTTGGAAGACTTGATGATAATTCCTTAAGTGGAATGGATCTTGTCTCTGGCATTGCCAACGTTTATCGTATTCATGGATGCCCAACTATGGTTCTTGCTGCATCTATCAGAAATGCTCATCAAGTTTCTACGGCATTCCATGAAGGTGCTCAAGTTGCCACTATCCCACCTAATGTTTTTTGGGAAATGTACAAGCATGTCTTGACTGATAAAGGTCTTGAAATCTTCCAAAAAGATTGGGAATCTATTAACTCTACTACTAACTGATATTAAAAATGACTACTTACAACGTTACTCTTCAATCTCCTGACGGTACTGAAACCACTATTCAGTGTCCCGATGATCAATATATTCTTGAGGCAGCAGAAGAGGCAGGTGTTGACCTCCCTTCATCCTGTAAGGCAGGCGCCTGTAGTGCTTGTGCTGGTAAACTGATTAGTGGCACAGTGGATAATGAAGAACAATCTTTCCTAGATGATGATCAAATTGCTGAAGGATGGGTGCTGACTTGTGTAGCATATCCTACTAGCGACTGTGTAATTCTAACTGAACAAGAGGAAAATCTGTGACTGCTGGAATGCTTGGGCAGTTTGCTCTTGCCCTTGAAAAACTTGGATGGGACGCCAATGATGAAATCTCTGTTGAGATTGGTGGTGTAGCAGTCACAGGAACTGCTACAAACCCAGATGCAAATCCTAAGTGGGCAAAACCATTTGGAACGGTGTCCTATCAAAATGATGCTTTTATTGTAATTAAAAACAAATCGAGGAATCCTGTTGTTCCTTCTCAACCAAATCCAGAACTTAAACAGCATCATGTATGATTATTGGGTAGTAATAGAAAAAACTACAGGTAGAGTGATTGCTCACTGTGGTGAAGAAATGGATGCTAGAATGATGTTTGAATTTGATCCAGATAAAAGATCTTATAGAAAACAAAAATTCATTATGGATCAAGTGATCACTGTAACATCAACCACAGATAAGCAACTTCCAGGACAGCAAGGTTTACCTTCTGCAAAAGAAGAACTTCCACCCATAGATCTTCAGCAGCAAGTATGGTTACCCGAAGGACAATCGGAACCTCTTTTATTTTGAAAAGTAAATAAATACTCATAAGACGCAAGATCTTATGGAACTCTTCGCTTCTCCGAGACAGTACTTGTACAATCTTCAAACTACAAGTTCATCAGAAGCAAAACGAATGTGGAGGCGAAGTATAAAAGAAAGGTGGAATCACGAATGTGCATATTGTGGTTCCACTGAAAATTTAACTCTGGACCATGTTGTTCCTCAATCAAAAGGAGGTCCAGATGAAACTAAAAATGTTGTCTGTTGTTGCCGAACTTGCAACCATGACAAAGGACACACTTCATGGGAAGTATGGTACAACTCTCAGTATTTTTTTGATCTAGGTAGATATCAAAAAATATTAGAATGGATGGAACCAGAAAAACCAAAAAATTTGTATTCTTATGGCAGCAGAAGGAACAATGCTACTTAATAAATAAGATATAAGAATAGTAAAAAAGGTTAATGTCTGCAATTAATATAAATCTAGTGCTTGAGCAAGGTTCAGACTTTGACGTTGATTTTACCATCAGAAATGATGATGGTACTCCTTTAAACTTGACTGATTATACTGCTGAATGTTTTTTAAAAAAACATCCAAGATCAACAACTTCCTATCCATTTGATGTTACTTTTGTGGATAGAATTGCTGGTGAAATTACAGTATCAATGGCAAGTTCTGTGACTGAGACCTTAAAAGAAGGTAGGCATATGTATGACGTTTTATTGACATCTGGTACTGGATTTAAAACTAGAGTAATACAGGGTAATATCTTAGTTAATCCAGGAGTTACTCTATGACAAAATACGATGTAACCATTTCTCATAATAGGAAAAGAGTTACGGTATCAACTCCTCCAAAATATGGAGTTGATGTTAACTTTGAAGTTCCGTCAAAATCAATACAGTATAATAATATTATTCTTGACGATATTTCTTCAGGATTTAATGGCATTGGTAGGACATTTTCTTTATATGATGATGGAACACCATATACTCCAATCAATGATCAGCAACTATTAGTTGGGAAAAATAATTATTTCTTAGAACCTTCAGAAGATTTTGTTGTTTCTGGAAGTTCTATCATTTTTACAAATCCTCCACTTGTAACGGATGATATATTTGTAATTGCTTTAGTAACAACTGCTGATCTGACTAGAACTGTCAATTTTATTGTTGATAGCGGAAATCAAAATATGACGCCAGGTGAAAAAGGATTATTAACAGTTGATGTGAATGGTATAATTGATTCTTGGAAGATATTTGCAGAAACTCCTGGAAATCTTCAACTTGATATTCAAAAATCAAATTATTCCAGTTATCCTACCTTTACGTCGATTGTTTCTGGCAATTATCCTACAATATCTAATACAAATAAGGGATTTGATGATACGTTAACTGGATGGAATACTACAATATTATCTGGGGATATTATAAAATTTGTGGTAAATTATTCTGTGGATATTACGCAATTCCTAATATCCTTTAAATTGAAATTATGATAAATAACTTTAGTTAAACACGAAAGCCAACGAGGGAGATTTTTAGATGGCACTGTTAGTACCAGCTATTGGTGAAGTAGAATCACTTAGATATCTGATTGGCGCAAATAATCATGTGCCAACCCTTTCTGAGACTTCTCCAAGAAATTTAATTCTTAAACTATATTCTAGTAATACTACACCTGCTGATGGTGATGAACCAAGCAGAACCAAATATTATGAACCATATGCTGGTGGTGCAGCTGCTGCTTCATGTGGTTATGGAACCGCACCTGTAACTGGATATCCAAGTTGCATAAACAATAGAAGTGATCAGTCTTATACATCAAATTATGGTATCCTATTAAATGGATCACGCTGGGTTCTTAGAAGAACTGGTACTGGTGGAACTACAGTGACTGCAACATATCCAGAGCAAACATTTACCTTTAGTGGTGACGTTGCTCTGAATACAAACGCAGATTACATCTACGGATATTATCTTGCAAGAGCAAATAATATGCCTGTTACTCTACTTGGTGTTCAAGATGCCGCAACTGTTGGTACTGGAACAGCTATTACTAAAACTGATGTAACTGGAGTTATTGGAAACCGTTACGTTCAAATCAATAGTGGTGGTGTTGATGAAGTTACTGTCGGAATGGCAATGACTCACCTTGCAATTACTGGTAACACTGTAGGTATTGCTACTACCGCACAGGTTGTTGGAGTCGACAGAGCGACTGGATATGTTTATCTTGATAGTCCTCTACTTGCTAACATTCAGGTTGCTACTGGATCAACTGTTAGATTTAACTTCTCAAAGGTCAGCACATCTGTAAACCATGGATTGGCTGCAGGAGATGTAATCTTTATTCAAGGTAATCAGTCAGGAACAACCACTGGCGCAAACTGGGGTATTACTTCATCTACCTATACTGTTCATAGCGTAAATGGACTTAGAGAGTTCTTTACAACTCCTGCTATTCATGGTACTGGAACTGCAACTCTTCTGAATAGTGTATTCTACGCTGAAAGATTTACAAATGGTCCTTACAGAATTCAGAACCCTGGTGATGAAATTAAAGTTACTCTTAACGTAACTCTTGAGTGATATATACTTATAGATTATATGATTAGTTTTTGGGGATTGCTCTTGGGGGCAATCCCTATTTTCATATGGAGGGTAGAGAGTGCAAAATTTTCCCGATGATTATGGCAGTATAGTTGATTTGCCAACAGAAATCATAGATTGTGGCAGTATTCCCGTAAAAAAAGATAATGATTTAGAAGATGAAGAGGAAGATAAACCTCTTCCAAATTCTTTTTCGTATTGTTCTACTGGAAAAACAGAATCTTTTAAGATAAAGGGATCATCTAAAAACAACTTTACTACAATTTTTATTCGCATAGAAGATCTCAATGAAGATTCTATAGTCTTCTTTGGGATTATTTTGACCTGGATTGGATTTGGTACAGTATTTGAAATAGAAAATGGAC